TGGGGGGGAAAGGCTGAAGTTGACGAGATAGACATATGGAACACAGTGAAATCCTCGTATATTCGCAGGCCGTGGTCATCCAATTTAAATGGGCTGGTAGTGATAATGGTAGCACGGGAGCTTTGCAAGCTTTAGGTAGGAGTTCGATTCTCCTCCGGTCCACCAATTGAAGCGGGTATGATGTAGTGGCTAGCCTGGAACCTTGCCAAGGTTTACGTGTCGGTTCGATTCCGACTACCCGCTCCAGTTCTTTTACATTATGGGGATGTACTGGTTTCGATTTAATAGTTGATATAAACTAGGCATGTAGAGGATGATAGTTGGCCTCTTTAATCACCTGTCAAAAAAGTAACTACTGAAATAGTTGCCGAATACGACTATTCGTTTGAGGACGAAGAAGTCGCAATCGCAGCCTGAATCTGCGACATCTATTATATAGATACCTAATATATGTAATAGGTGTATATTATTAGGTTAGATTGTTATTATTATTGTATATAGCAATTAAAACTTACAATATAGATAATATACGGTTTGTTAATTCATAATATATTGTTTAAATTTAAAATTAACTAAGCATGTAGTCTGGTTATTGAACCTATTAAAGACAGGGGTTCAACTCCCCTCATCTCCACCAATTTAGGGTAGATGGCTGAGTGGTTTAAGGCAATTGACTTGAAATCAATCGTAGTTAATAGCTACCGGGGGTTCAAATCCCTCTCTACCCGCCATTTTTATGCGAAAGTTAGATGTTTATTTTAAAGATTGGCGACATATAAATACCAATTATTATTTTTATAAGATATTTGAGTATTTAAAAAACACATTTACAGGTATTGAGATTAATCATATCGATATACCGTGTTACGGTGGTTTTGATTGTTTCAAAAAAATAGGACCTAATCTTTGTACAATAGAAAACCCTGAAAATGGTAAATATTCGATAATATCATTTGTAGATTCACCGTTTGTTTTGTTTGATAAACAGTTATGGCCTAATATCGAACAAATGCAGCAAATTTTTACATGTAATAATTTTACAGTAAAATCATATTATAATTGGCGTGATGTAATACCCGTTTTTTTAGAAAAAGTACATTATTTCGATAATATACAAGAAAAACTAGTACCTGTTTCGTTTCACCCTATTATTGAAACAAACGAAACAGGTGTCGAAAAAATGTATGAGTTGAGAAAAACTAAAACAACTTTTGGTGATAAAATTGTTTTTAGAGGTATAAAATCTATTCCATATAGAGAATTAGTGATGGATACTTTAAAACATCCAAATATTTTAGTTACATCCGATAAAGTACCAGAACAACAATTCTTAGAAGAACAATCAAATAATCTTTGCTCATTGTCAATGCCAGGTATAGGTGATATGAGTTGTAGAGATATTGAATTAATGGGTATGGGTATTTGTATGTTTAGAACACCTTTCCATAGCAGTTTTGATGATCCACCTATTGAGGGTGTTCATTATGTTAAGATATGTGACTGGGATTGGGAGTTTATTGATGCATCATATATAAAAGCAATTGATATTGAAAAACATAATGCAAATCTAATTGCTTTGCAAGAAGGTATAAAAGATAATATAGATAGATACAAACAAATAGGTGAAAATGCTAGACAATGGTATCTTAAAAATTGTACACGCAATTCACCTAACAGTACTCTCGAAATTTTTAAACGTAATTTTAAGTTAGATCTATTGTTCTAAGCATTTTAATTGTATTCCTAATAGAAATCTTTATAATCTTACATATGCAAACATTTTTACCGTATGCAAGTTTCAGTGAGAGTGCTAAAGTTTTAGATCAAAAAAGATTAGGCAAACAACGAGTTGAAGTATTACAGTTATTAAATTCAATATCAACAATTAAAAAAGGTTTACCTGTTAGAGGGTGGTCTAACCACCCTTGTCGAAAAATGTGGCAGAACTATAGTAATGCATTAGTTGAATATGGTTTGGCTATTTGCGATGAGTGGAAATCTAGAGGTTATAAAGACACCTGTTGGGATAAAATTAATAACCATCGTGATAACAATTCATCATATGATAAGCCTTCATTTATAGGTAATGAAGAGTTTCATCTAAGTCATAGAAGTATGCTTAAGCAGAAAAAACCAGATCATTACGAAAAAATCTGGCCTGAAGTACCAAACAACCTTGAATATGTATGGCCTGTATAATAAACATACTATATGTGGTATGCTCATAAATATTCTGATATATGGTTAGTACCGAGTAAATGTGCTGTTGAATCGCGTTCTCAAGCACAAACCGATGTCAACTTTGGAGGTTACCGGTTTAAAGTACCGGTTGTACCAGCAAATATGCTTTGCTCAATAGATGAGCGAACTAGTGATACGCTTATAAGTAACGATTATTTTTACATCTATCATAGATTTGGTGACACGCTACAATTTTGTAGAAATAAAGTAGAGCAAAAGCAAATTATATCAATAAGCCTCGGTGTCAAACGGGAAGATCATCATTTAATTGAAACATTAAATGATTATGAAATTGTCCCTGATTATATTACAATAGATATAGCCCATGGTCATGCACCAAGTGTGGTTGCAACAATACACAAAATTAGACATGAGTTTGGTAAAACACCATTTATTATTGCTGGAAATGTATGTACATCAGATGGTGTAAAATATTTGGAAGACGGTGGGGCTGATGCTGTTAAAGTTGGTATAGGTCAAGGTAAAGCGTGCACTACAAAATACAAAACCGGGTTTACAGTTCCAATGTTCACGTGTGTTCAAGAATGTGCAACCGCTGCAAAAGTACCATTAATTGCAGACGGTGGTATTGAACATAATGGTGATATAACTAAAGCTTTAGTTGCAGGTGCGACAATGGTAATGGCGGGTGGTATGTTTGCCTCATTGTATGATAGCCCTGCCCCTTCATTACAAACTGGTGAAAAAGAGTATTTTGGATCTGCAAGTGCAAGAACCAAGACTCATATTAGTAAGTCGTTAAAAAATATTGAAGGTACCACAAAACATATACCTGAGAATAAAATGACTTACTTAGAAAAAATGATTGAGATTCAAGAAGATCTTCAAAGTTCAATTTCATACGCAGGTGGTATTGATTGCTCTTGTTTAACTTCGGTTGACTATAGAATACACCCTGAATCTACTTAACCTTTATATTCATTTATAATAGGTAAAGCTGGGTTAATAGATGTATTGTTGTTTAACTTAGCAGACAATCTTACTTGATCGTTACCGCTAACTAATTTTAGCGGTATATTTTTGAAATGATGTGAATGATCATAACATTGTACTATGTTATCATTACTATCATCTATCAATTCAAGTTTAATTATGTTTTCAGGGTCATCATTTACTCTAGCAAAAAATGTTGTACCTTTAAGTAACTTACCAAATAAGCGTACAAGTTCGGTAGCTTGTATTTCATATGGAGCTGTAATGTGATTTACAGATAGTTCACCGTCTACGTGCATACCACCGCGTATTATTGCATTACCATTAACACCAAAGTTACTATCTACCAATACCTGACCACCTAGTTTATTTTTTAAAATAATAATGTTGGATTCAAGTAATAACCTACTTTCTGCATTAATATTTACTTCAGTTTCAGCAGAAATATTTACTTGAACACCGCCAATATTAGTTATTGTACCTGATATATTAACAGGTCCATATGATTTAAGATTCATACCCCCTGCGCCTACATTTAAAGTATACCTGTTACATACATTTAAGGTATAATTACCACCAGGTAAATCGTCTACATGTACATACTCTATTAAAGGTGACTCTCTTTTTGATATATATACACCTAAATCATCTATTAAAACTTCATTAGGGTATATTTTACCAATGTTATCAACACGTATATTACCAAAATCATTCATAACTAAACCGACTGTTTCAACTTTATGTTTAGTTATATCAACTATATAATTACCACCGATACCCATTTTATCTTCAGTTTTAGCTAACTCTATAATTTTATCATTGTAAAGATTTCTAAGATTATTGTAATCTTTTAATGTTTCAGTAACCCAATCACCGTTCATTGAACTTGGGCTTATACCAGTACCATTACAAACGGGACATCTTGAAACCGGTGGTAAGAGTCTTTTTGTTGCAGATGATCCAACTAAAGGGTCAGTAATTTTAACGTAATCAACCACCTCGTTATCTGTATCATTTATAATAGGTATATCTTCTTGAAATGATGATGTATTATTAATTAATATATATTCATTACCTTTTGCACCATTACACACCGGGCATTTAGCAAATTTACCTTCTCTTGACTGTAGTGTGCTTGTATATTTTATATATTCCGAGTCAATTTTTTGAGCTCTACGGATATCAAATAGTTGTTTAATATTAGCAAATCCTGTTACTATATTTTTCCATTCACTAAAAGCTGTATTATTTAAATTACCAATTTTTAAATAATAATCACCTTTTATATTTTTATCTTCATCTCTACCGATATATACGTTTCTATTACCTTTAACCGTATAAAACTGGTCATTCAAAACCATTTTCTGGTCGTTATTAGTAGCTAATTCAACAGTTGTACCATTAGTAAACCCTTTAAAACTACCGCTTGCATGAGATAACTTAACTGATTCACGGTTATCGCTATTAATAAATTCAAGCGAACCACCTTTCTGATTAATAAGATACTTGTTTCGATACTGTTCTAAATTAGGTGTATTTTCCGTTACCGGGTTGTTTTCAAATGAACCGGGATAATCTAAACCCGTTTGATCGTTAAATAGGTAGATATTATTCCAGTCTTGTTCACCGAAAACTGCTGCAAAATAAACCGGGTAATGGGGATCACCGTCATAAAAAAATACCCATAAATGGCTACCTACAGCTGGCACACAAAAACTGCCTTTTGCTTTATTAGCGTACACTGACGGTGTATATTCGTGTGCGTATATATTAGCTTGATTAACGTTATTTTCTTTTGGATCACTAAACGGGTCACTTAGCTTAGTTCTATATTTTTCGTATAACGCACCTTCTTTTTCACCGGTACCATCAGTGGTAGTATTTTGTGAATTATTTAACGGGTCTGGTGAACTTTGAAATCCAGATAACCCGAAAAAACTACTATCAGATGTTGAAGCATAATCACGACTATTATTATATCTACCAGATGTATTTTCACCAATTAAAGGTGATGCACAAATCGACCATGGTAATATCTCTTTTAGATCTTGTACTATAATACTTAAATCACTATTAATATTTTTACCTAAAAATTTAAATTTTTTATCTTGCGATAGTTCATTCCACCTTTTATACACTGTAGGGGATATATGAGGTACATATACTTTAACACGACCTTTACCTAAAGGGTCGTTGTTTTGTATTACTATACCTACATAATTACCGTAAAACTTTTGTTGATGTATTATATTTTGCATTGCGTTGGTAGATCTTCTAGTTTAGAAATGGTAAATTGTGGTAATAAGTCAGTTTTAAACGCGCCATTTAAAAATTCCCCTAATATTAATTTAGCAGCATCATTAGGGTTTTGCGTACCACCGTAAGCTGTATATGCACCATCTAGACCGTACCTAAATGAACCACCTAATTTAGTGGTGGGTAATTCTTGACCTTTCTTGGTGTATACAAGTTTGTAAAACCAATCTATTTTAACTGTATGGTTTCTATCGTCAATTACACTTATTCGCCAAATTCTTTTAGTGTCGCTGACAATTGTTAAAATTAATTCCATATCACAACCTGCTTTTTCTTGTCCTATATCAAACTTTTGGTTAGATTTAATTGTGCTTAAATTTACTTTATCAATTAAAGCTTTATAACCATCCTGAAATAAAAGGTTTATTTTCTTATTTGAATAACCGTTACCGTTAAAAACAAACAGCACTTCATCGTCTGGTGTTGTTTCATCAAAGGTATATTGAAGTTGTAATGTACCAGTTATTTCAAATGGTATAGCTGGTTCCTCTTCAACTTTTGTTATAGCAGGAACTGTTTGTTGTGCAGTTTTAACAGGTTCAACTTTTTGCTCGACTTTCTTTTCAGTTTTTGTTTGTAAATTTGTTGTACTTGTTTGCACCGCAGCTGCAGTTGCTTGCTGTTGTTTAACTGGTGATGTAGCTAATTCTTTTTTCTGGGTAGGTGTAGATACAGATAATTCATCACAACCAAGAAATTTACTAACACTTAAATCACCGATTTCAATAGTTGATGTTATTGATGTGGTGATATCATTTATAGTACCAAACACTGTTTGTTCAAGACTCACTGCAGCAGCAGTTAATTCTTTAAGAACATTATTAAATATTTCACCTATACTTACTTTAGGTACATCAGGTAAATTAGGTATTTCTAATGGTAAGCCAAATGGTAAAGTGAATATACCAATTATATCTTTCAATTTTTGACCTATACATGCAAGCATGTCTGGTTTATTTGATTCTACTGCACTGGAAATACTATCTTTATAATTAGGTGCTGCTGAATTATTTTGAATAAAGTTATTCGATTCTAATTTTTGTAAATTATTGATATTATTTGTAGTTGTTTGTTTTAATTGTTTTTCCTTTTTTTGAACTTGTTTTTTAACGCTAAAAGTTTCAGGTGCATTTTGCGAATCGTAATAGGCTGGTAAAACACCGGGGTCTTTTTTACCAGTTTTTTTATCATATAAAGCTATAGCTGTTGTACCATCGGTAAATTTAAACCAAACTCGGATTAAATTACGATCCCATTTTTTAACGGTAAAGCTTTGTATTTCTTTATCAGCCATTATATATATTTAATCGTAAATGGGGTAATACAAACTCATAATAAAACTTGAATTTAATAGTGATTTATAATATATTATGGTATGGCTGAAATTGATAATACAAATGTATCAAAAGTGTTAGGACGTATTGTAGATTACCCTCAAAACTACGATAAGAGTATCCTAGTACGTGAACCTAGACAAAGTAATAGAGTTCATTTAAACATTGCTGACGACATACCACCTTTTATAGGGTATGATGTGTGGAATGCATATGAGGTGAGTGCATTAACAATCAAAGGCTTACCTGTTGCAGGTATACTTAAAATTGTTTACAAAGCAACTAATAATTATATTGTTGAGAGTAAAAGTTTGAAGCTCTACCTTAACAGTTTTAATATGTTTAAAGTCGGTGAGACTTCTGAACAAACAATTTACTTTATTGAAAAAACTGTTGAGGCTGATCTATCTACATTGTTGGAAACAACAGTTAAGTGTAGATTTTATACTACCACTGAGGTTAATAATTTTATTAAAAATGGTTATGAAATGGATCATTGTTGGCATGCATTTCCAACAATTGAAAACCGTTTTAATTTGGATGATGTGGAAATTACTCAATTTCAAGAAGATAAAACTTTACTAACATCTATGTTTCAGTATAAAAGTGCTGAACCTAAATCATTACCTATACAAGCATATCATAGTAGTTTACTCAAGAGTAACTGCAGAGTTACACGTCAACCTGATTGGGGTGATGTCTTTATTGAAATGCAAGCACAAGATGCAATCGATCCAATTGGTCTTGCAAAGTATATTGTATCATTTAGAGATGAATGCCATTTTCACGAAGAAATTTGTGAAACAATTTTCAAAAGATTGTATGATCGTTTCCAACCTTATTCATTAATGGTTAAATGTCTTTATACCAGACGTGGTGGTATTGATATTTGCCCTATACGTGCAACTAAAAATTACACGTTATTGGATAAATCACCATTTGTTGATATAGATGTACCTTACTGTAAAACCCCTCGACAGTAAATATACCGATAAAAAAAGAGCGTACCTTTCGGTACGCTCTTTTTGTTTATATTGACTACTTCGCTTAGAAGTAAACAACTTGCTGACCTGGTGCGAATGCAACACCGAGATCCTTGACGATGATTGTATGGTAATACAAATCAGCACCAAAGATGTTGTCAACGACACCGTAACGTGTTAAGAGACCAACACGTGGTGAGAAGTCGTTAGGACCGATTGTACGCTGTACCATTACTGGTATGTATGGGCAGTAGATAATACCTGTGTCGTAGAACTCAGGGCCTTTGTAACCAAGTAATGCATATTCAACATTACGTGTTGAGCTATAACCACTATTAGAATAGAAGCTGGACTGAGCTTCTGTACGTGTGTCGCGGTAAACATTAAAACGACCACCGAGTGAGCCAATCTTGGCGACACCAACTGGTTGTGTGTTTACGTTACCTTGTACAGGTACCCATTGGAACTCAGGTAACATTTCAAGGATTGCTGAAACACGTGGTGTGCAAACGATAAAGTTTGCAGAACCTCTACGGTTACGAACAGCAATTCTGTTAGCCTGGATTATGATTTGCTGGTAGAAGTCACGATTACGTTCAACTAACCAACGACCGTCCGCTGATGCTGGGCTCCAAAGTGAGTAACCAATGTTGAAACCAGCGTTAAGAGAAATTTGAACCATTCTCATTAACATTTCGCGGTCAATTTCAGCCTGAATTTCGTAGCTCATCGCATTGGTTAATTCAGTGTCGATATCGATACCGTTCATGTTCTTGAGATCTTGCTCAAGTTCAACTGACCAGCGAGCTGCTAACCTACGGGTACCAGCTTCGACTGCTGTCTTTTCAAACGATGTTACGATCTGAGGAATCCTACCAGTTAACTCGAAGTTAGCAAGTAACTGTGCAACACCTTGATCTGTAGCAAGATATTGGAAATCAGAACCTGAACCAAGACCAGACAATGCTAATGAGCTTGTACCTGTGAATCTTGAGTCAAGATACTGATAACCAATTTCCTTACCATCGGATTGATTTTGTGGTTCGAGGTTGATTGTACCTGTTGCTGATGGCTGACCGTCAACACCGTTGCCGAGTGCTTCTGATTCGTATTTATAACGAATGGCGAATGCAAGACCTACCGGACCTGACATTGGCTGAACACCAACGATTTCGTTAGTGATAAGCTCAGGGAAGGTACGACGGATCATTGGGATAAGAATCTTAGGCAATCTGAAATCACCAGTTGCATAAGTATCACCTTGGGCATAGCTGTTTGGTATTTGGTTACCAAACTGGCCGACGTTTACAGAGCCGTTTGAAAATACCGAGCCAGTACCACCAGCTACGTTATTTCCCTCTGTTAAGCACCACTTCTCTTGATTTTCTAAGAGACAAGCGGTTGTATATCTCTGATGGTCGTCAGAGATTGGTTTTACGTTATCTGAAGTGTAGTCCAATACAGGGGACCACTTCTCGAGAAGAGCCTTAGCACGGCTCATATCGATGAACGAGTTATTTGGTCTTATTTGGTTCATATTTAGTTATGGGTTAAAATTTAAAAACATATACTATGTGTATAGTACATATCAGAACTATAAGAAACCGTCCTATAGCTCTCAAGTAAGTTGAAATTAATATCTTGTCAACTCAGTAAGATATAAACTAGCAACAGGGTTGTCTTGCTGTGATTGTGTTGGTTGTACCGACTCCTCAACTACAACACGATCAACAGTTGTTGACGTAGCCTGTTGTTTAGCTTCTTCTGTGAGGCCTTGAAGTTTTTCCTCTTCTCTCTTATCAAACATTGAAACGGTGTAATCAAAGTTTTCCTTTATAAAGTCATATGACTTATTACTAAGGATCTTTTTGATGTAACCCTTTTTATCGTCTGACAAGGTAGCAGTTTTTTGCTCAAGATACAATTTTGCTTTTAAATTAGCATTTTCTTGTTCTGTTGCAATAAACTTGCTCTTCAAGTCCTCAAGCTCGCTATGAGCTTCATTTATTTGATTCTTACCATCCAAAATTGCTTCACGTACACTCTCTTTAGCAATTGCTAAATCAACACCAAGTGCAGAACGTATTGAGTTCAACATGGTGTTTGCACGCTTGTTTTCTACAGCTTGGAGAATTGCATCTTGTGGTACCAATTTTTCAAGATATAATTCCATATAGTCGCTGATTTTTGTAACTAAAGAAGTTCTGAAATTGTTTGCTTCTTCATTTAAAGCTCCCTCGTACTTCGTGATAACTTTCTTTAATTTATTGGTGTGATTAAGTTCGATAGCTTCGACCACTTTTTTAAGTTTGTTAGAGTGATCAGCATCTAAAGCATCAAGAAATTTTTCTAATGCGACAGAATACTCTTCATCTTGTTCATTGAGAGCTTTTTCAACATGAAGCTTGACTTTTTCATTAAAGTGTTGCTCAAGCTTGCTTAAGGATTCTTCAGTGAGAACTTCCTTAACATCATCTGTGAGTGCATCTTTGATTTCTTTATTCATAATTTAAATTGGTTGTTTTACTTAACTTTATCAGCTGCTTTTTTGATTTTAGCTTTAAGTTTAGCTTCAACTAATTGCTGTAAATATTTATTAGCTTCAGCATACTTTTCCTCCAAAATTGCTGAAATAAAATTATGGTAATTTTTTGTCATAATATTATTTATAATTTAGCGCTAATTTTATCAATAAATGCTGTTATTTGCTCAAGAAAATATTTTTCTCTATTGTTTCTTGGTAATTTAGAGATTTTCTCTTCGAATTTTGAGTAAGCCTCTTCTAATTCGCCTTTGGTGTTTAAGACCCATTGCTTAGATTCAAGTATACCATTTACAAATGCTTTTGGACAAGAAGGGTCAGCTACACAATCAATTGCTACTAACTTAACATCGCTTACTCTGCTTATACCGTTAGACTCTTGACACAATTGGCCAAGTGCTCTAGTACTCATACCCATTGTTACACCATCTTGGATTAACGATCTTACAATTAATCCCATTGGGGTACTTAATACTTTAGACTTACCATGGTAAAATTTACCCTCGTTTTTAAGCTCCACAACCATGTGGCAAGCTCTTTCAGGGTTAACCTCAACAGACGTTGGGTGATTTAATTCACCCATACTGCGTTTCGTTTCAATCATTTCCTTTATATAACGACCAACTTCAGCTCTCATTTCATCTGCAGGATAATATCTTTTATTACGATTGGTTTCGTCTACCATTATATAAGGACCTTTGATATATAATGTTGAAGGAGAATTAGGACTTTTCTCTTCAAGTATATACTCAAATTGCTCTTTTGGAGCTGGTGTCTCAACAAGTAATCTAAACATTTAAAATATTTATTGTTTTACAGTGGTTTATTTAACAATTTTAGTTTTTATATTTATTCAATATCTGGGTCTTCCCTATTTGGATCTTCAGGTTGTATAAAATCGCGACTTCCATGAATATCTGATAAAGTTTTACCTACAATTTGACCCACCTCATTTAATGAATTTACTTTATACCAGTCCTGCGGATCAGTGCTAGTTTTATAAAAAACTGCATGTATAGGTTCCTTATAGTGATTACCATCCCCGTAATAAAGATAATCAACTGCACCATCATCAATTAATCGATTTATAATTAATTTTGCGGTTTTATCGTCAACACCACCATCACCGATTAATTCTTTATATACAGACTCAAGATTATGAACTACCGTGACAATATCTTCACCATCTGTACAACTAAAAACTATATCTTTTTTTGGTGATAATACTAACGCTTTTTTAAAACTAACTTCTTCAGGTTCATACACTTCAATATATTCTAATGATTCCTTATCACCGACAATTTCTATTGCACCTTGTAATAATATTTTAGGTAATTGTTGCGCCAAAACAGTTGTTATTTTTGATTGAGAAATATCTCTATCGGAATATGAAATAGAAATGTAAGCTTTATTATCGATAGCTTTTAAAAATGCTTCGAATATTAATTTAGTATCTTTATTCATAACATTTTAATATTTATAATTTATACCCAATTCTTTTTCGGTGAGTATTTTAAATTCCATATTGTGTTTTTTTGCATAATTTGTTGCAGCTTCCCATTTTGCCTTGTTTTGCACATATGTTACCTGCTCGTATATCATTGTGCTTTTCTTTTTATTTTTACTTACCGTGGGTGGTATTGTTTGTTTGGATGGTTTTATCTCTATTAAATATCTTTTTTTAATATCACCTTCTTTTATATAGACCATGTTATCTACAAAATATCTATGAGGTTTATTATCAATAGGACTTACATAGGGAATTATTACTGTTTCACTTGACCACTCTAATACGTTTGGGTTTACATCGCAAAATTTAAAAAATTTTAATTCCCAACCTGATCTGTAAACAGGATCTTTTGAACCCTTATATTTTGTTTTATTTAGAGGTTTATAAACACCTTGTCTAAAATTAGTTGTAGTGTTAGGTGGTAACATTTATTATCCTATTAAAAACATTGGTGGTTCTGTATCACCTAAACCAGATGAAGCACCTGTGTAGAGTTTTTCTTCAAGTGCTTGTTTTTCAGATAAACCTTGTTCTAATAATGATGCATTTAATGATCCCCCACCGAATAAACTCACACCTGTATATTTACCTCTAACCATACCAACAGTTATTTTTGATAATGCAAGTGCGTATTGATATATCCAGGGTTCGCTTATCATTTGACTAATTGGTCTTTGAACAAAACATTCTACTATACCGTAATACCTACTTGTATTACCATATGTATTAGGTTCTGGGTAAATTTGCATATATTGTGTTCTTGAATCAAATTTTGTAACAGGGTCCAATGCAAGAACTTTTTCACGTGTGTCAAGCCAATTTTTTAATACGTACCAGCTTATTAAATCAAACCCGTAATTACCCATTGCATAACTAAAATATGTTTGTTGCGCTAAAGTTTGCTCAATCGTGAATAGAGTGTTTACACCATCGCTTGCACCTACTTCTAAACCTTTTACAGATATTACTTTACGATATTCTTGCACTAAATAGTCGTAATCTATCATTAATTTACGTGTGCTTGGTCTAATACTATTTGCATCACCTATATTGAAATTCCAAGGATCTGCGGGTTTATTGATAACCATCTTACCAATACTATATAATGCAGCTACATCACCATTATCAAAACCAACTCTAGCTGTCAATGGTGGTGTAAGCGAAAATAAAACATCCATTCTTATACCTCTACCAGGCTCGTATAAAGCTGAATCAAACACAAGTATTTCTCTAGTGTATCCCGCGTATTTTGAAAACATTTCAGTGGCAATTGCAATATTTTCATACATTTGATCCTGATGTATTTCAATGTTTACCAACGGTGCACCTAATGACCGGGAGATTCTATCTCCAAGTCTATCATAACTATTAATTGTGCTGGTGAGGTACGAACTATAAAAAGCACTCGTTGGTTCTACCGCTGAACAGCTCATTGTTTCTGTGCAATTACAATCACTCATAAATTAATATATAAAAAATGTTGCATTTGTATTAAAACGCCCTCCAACGAGAACAACTTCGGTTGCACTACCATTTGCCACAACGGTAGGGTATATATACCAATTTGTTTCACCTTCAACAACAGACACAACCCCGGAAATATATAACGATACACTCTGACTACCACCTGCAACTATATTTTCTGAAACTAATACAGAGTTAATATTGACGCTGGAGGTTTTAACACTTGATTTAATACTTACAGCCATAGTATCAGTTGCGAGACCACCTCTATTAAAACCAAAATTAACAACCCCTGTAATCCAAGCTGAACCCGTGCGTGGCGATACGTAACTGCTTGGTGTCCTATATATTTGACCACCAGATGGGTAACCACTGGATGTAACATTTTGTATTACAAAAGGAGCGGTAGCTGCTGCACTACCTCCAGTAAGTCTTACTACTCTACCATATTCATTTACCTGTATATTACTAATACTAGTTAAAAGCCCAGTGTTGAGATTGTTAGTATCTATCCCGGTATCGATATCAGCATCAGTTATAGGGAAAAGATCGTCGCGTAATAATTGTTTGAAATTTTTATATTTGAGTAATGCGTTGGTTTTATCAATTGTCGGTGAATTTGCATCTAAAAATGGAAAGGTACTGTTATCGCTGAAATTATTGATATCAGTAAATTCAGCAAACTGACTCATCGGTATTGGTAACAGGTCGGCCATAATAATATTTATTTTACAAAAAGGTTATACAATATTGAGTTAAACCATAGGAGTTAGTAAAACAGTTGTGGTATTATTTGGATTGAACGTATTCCAAGTTGCCCCATCTGTTGAGCTCCAATACTTATTGAGTATTTTATTCTTAATAACAACCGTAGGTATTGGTACATTGTTTACAGTTATATTGAATGCATCTATTTCCCATGCAAGTATATTTGTTGAATTGACACCATAATTAAATGGTGCAAACTGACCATTTTTAAGCCAATCAGTTTCAGGTAAATTATCTATATAAACTGGTTGACCCCAAACTGAAGTGTCAATTTGTTTAACGTAATTGATATTACCAGCTTCGGTTGATGTAGGTGGTGTTGTAGGGTTGAATAACGATGAATTTAAAGGGATTTTTAAAACATATAAACCAGTCGTTTGCGTTTCATTACTCAAAACAGCGTAATATTGATCAGTTGGTTTAGGGCTTGGTATACCCATTGTTTTAAATCCACGCATTAACAAATAAACATTATCATTTAATAATGTGCAATCTATTGGTTGAAAATCGTAATTTTCACCTACATCGACAAATCGTAAATTTGTATTTTTTCTATATACGTTAAATGTAAAATTACCGTTACTTTGTTTTTTTACAATAATTTCATCAATTAAATATGTTGCTGGTGTTGTAATTAAATTACCAGATTGATCTGTGAATTTAAACAATGGCCAATTAGAATTGTACAATTTGAATACAAAATTGTAAAAATAATTTTTAATAGGTGTAAACCACATTATTATATTATCATTAATTTTTTTAAGTTTCGTCGATGCATTTATAAACCGTTTGGCAATCCCGCCAGGTGGCCTTAAAATCGCATTATTGTATGAAAATGTTGCTATAATATTATTAGCATTATTTTGATTTGTAGGTTGACCACCAGATATTGGCCAATCAACTGGCATTGTAGTACCGTTGTAGTAAAGACCTGATTGCGGGTACATTAAAAACCCAGGGTTACCCACTACAAATGTTCTTATACCGTTTGCAGCAGTATTATTAACTCTACAATAATCCCATGTAAACATGTCCGATAATGGGTTTAAACCTGTCGGTGTGTTATTGTTGCTTACCTGCACTTTTATTTTATTTTGAAATTGACTATAATTTGCAATGTAATTTTCTGTTTCACGAGACATTTTTAAATTATAAATTGGTGTTATAGTTGGTATAACGACATCAACCGGTGTTGTTTGCACCGGGTTATCAACAATAGTTGTAGGTGTTGTAGGTGTTGTTGGTGTCGTGGGTGTAGTAGGTGTTGTAGGTGTTGTAGGTTGATTAAAAATATTTGGTGTTATAGGCACTACAGTAGGTGGTGCCACTATCGGGGTTACGCTATTATCTAATGTTGTAGATAAAGGTACTATTACCGAAACATTTGAGTCTATAACTTTGTAACTTGTTGTATTAGTTGTAGATGGCACAACACTCGGAGCTTGGTAGCCCTCTACAACAATACCCTTACCTGCTTGAGATAATATAATACTATTAAAAGTGTTAGGATTAGTAATAGAAAATTGTTCGGTCATAACAAACCCACGAGGTAAATTTGTTATATTTGAAGTTGATGGTAATATAATAGTATTAAAATTGACATTTACATCATTAGATATTGATTGTAAAGCGAGTTCTATAAGACTATAAAATTGTGTTATGACTCTATTGATAGTACTATTGGTCATTATTTCGTTTTCACCAATATAATAATCTTTTGTTTCGATAATTAAAAGTTTAGATAATGCTTCGTTGTTTAAATATTCTAGTTCTCTAAACACCTTAGAATTTAAACTGGTTCCTATATTTAAATCATATACAGGTCTAAGAGCTATATTACTTAAAAGTTTATAAAAATTATAAAAAAGTTTTTTAAAGGTTTTATTATAAACAAGAAATGTTTGTAATTCATTACTGTTAATAGTGAGTTCATCGAAAGTATATATATTAAAATCACTATTGGTAAGAAGGTTGTTGTAATTTACTGTTTCAATAAATTTGACAATTAACCCAAAACCGTTTGAACTATATGTGTAAACATAGTCTTCGTTATCTAAACTAACTACATTTAAAGATGAAATGTTAGGAATTAATTCAGTAAAGTAACCGATTTGTGAATAATTAGTTATATTAAACTTATATAAATTTTTGTTAGTTGAAATATAAGCAATAAAATCAGTTGTAGGGGATTGATTAAATGTGGTTAATATCTCATTAGTGGTGTTGAAACTTAAGTTAACTAAAAATTTAGGTACAAAAGAAGCCGGGTCTAAAATTACAATATTGTTAATTCTATATGTATTTTGATTACCTATTATAGAATAACTACACAATAACGTAACAGTAAATATACCGTTGTAAACATATTTACTAAATGGTTTTACTGAAGATATAAATGGGTATAATTTACCAAGAGTCTTTAAATTGAATCTTCTAAGAAAATTTAAATTTAAATCATATATTTTTAATGTTAAATTATTTCTATCATAAACATATAATTCATTATTGTATTCAAATTGTAATTCAGGGTAAGAAAATTGTGTTATATCACTTGCAGATCCTGAACCACCTATACAACCCTCAACAATAAATCTATCACTATTGATAGGGTTATTACCAATAAACCCGCTTACGTCAACATAGTAAACAGAATCGTAATAACCTTCACCTATATATAATTTTTCACCAACAAGTAAAATAGACGTGATTTGTTGGAAGTTAATGTCACGACGATAACCTAATGTATTAGAACTGTATACTAAAGATATACCACTGTTGTTTTCATTAAAAACAAATATTCTTGTAGCTGATGCACAAAAAATAACATTTGTATTTGTATACGGATTGTACCCAACTTGCATATCTACCAGGTTATCCATACCAGCAGATAATTTTGAATAGAAAGAAAATCTAGTAAAGTTTTCAGATGTAGTAGACTCAGATAAACTTGTAATACCACTGTTACTTGTAAACGTAGATGTAGTGAAAAATATATTATTAGGATTGGTGGTGAAACTTTTATTTAACGATGTTGATGGTTTACCAGTTAATGAAACCGTGTAACCAGTGGCTGTAGAAAGCGGTGTATTACCTGTAAATAAATTATTAGGTAATGAGGTTAATGCATCTACATAACTAAAAGCTAATTGCTCTGGAGTTGTAATTGATGAAAGCTGTATTGCGATACTATAATTTTCAATATACCTATTAACAGTAAATGTAATAACACCTTTTGGTAAAACGGTGTTTAAATTTTCAGTGTTTATATCAGTAATTGTTAAAAATGTCAAATCACTGTTTTGTTGATTACCGATATATAACGGTTGATTGGTTGGGAAATTGTTATCAATAGTGAAACATTTACTATACAAATATAGGTAATTTAAATATAATCCTGATAAGCAATTGTTTATAGTTGATGATATAGCTTGATAGTTTTCATTTGAATTTATTAAGCATTGCTCTAATGCAACAGGCAATTCTATCTCACTATTAACTGTTAAATTACCTGTTCTGTTTTTAGGCAAATCATATGATGTCAACTCCGATGAAATACTATTCATGATAAGTAATTGTATTTAATTCCGAACAACTTGGTTTGTTCTTATTAATTACATCTATAAAGGATACATTCAATATCTCTTCTAGAGTAGCGCTTACAGGTAAATCAACAACTTCAACATTGAAATAATTTGACTTAGCACCCGGCACTTTAAACATAAAAAACTGTTGTATTGTTTCCACAAAATTACGTTTATTAACCGGTAATTGAAATTTAACATCACTTATCGGATAGTTTTGCCTTAAATGTAACAGCATATTGTAATATGATAATGCTGTATTGTATATGTATAAATTTTTGAATGGTAAAGGTGTAGTAAAATAATAATTTGGTTTATCAATATACGAACCAAGTGTAAAGTTATTGTAATATATACAATTACCAGCCATAAATGGTATATTAAGTATATTGCTAAATGAATATTGACCGCTTGGTACTAACGTTTGATTAACCTCTCTACCATCTATAAAAATAGAATAAACACCATTTACCGAGTCAAAACGTATTACAAAATTATGATAACCTGGTTCGAGAGTTGATACTTCGATAACGTTTCTTACAAGTAAAACATCTGTATTGTTAAAAATATTTGGTAGACCTAATCTAAACTCAAATTTACCTTCACCGTTTAAATTACTTAAAGTAAAGTTATAATTAGAGAGATTTGGAGCACATATACCAATCGTATTGTTAAAATCTATTGTATTAAAAACATTAATGGTATTACTTACAATTTTATTAGTACGTACTAAAACTGTTTTAACATTTGCAGGGTCATATACACCGAAAACTAAACCTTCATCTGCTATACCGTTACTGTTAAAATTGCGTATATAATCTATGCTTTGAACCACCACACCAGATAAACTCGGTTGATCAGTAAACAATTTTACTGGAAACCCATTAGATGTTTTGATATTGTAAAATTCATCTGATAGTAATAATTTATTATTATCGAAAACAACATATAGTGCACCGTTTTCATTAACTACATAATCGTTTATCAATGTGCATTCATAAATTACGGTAAGCGTGCTTGTGCTTATATCATACGAACAAAGGTTTTGTATTGTGTCATCACTACTAATAAAAAATATTTTATTATCGAGTATCTTAACATTTATACCAGGTACGGTATATAGAATGTCTTTATATGAAATTAAAGTGTTGATATACGATAACGTGCCTACTTTACCAGGTATTGAAATAGTATTAGTTGAGGATATTTCTTCGTAATCTAATGTAATGTTATCAATTTTTAAAGGTGGTAAAGTATTTGTGTAACAATATGTGTATTCTAGTGTAGAATAAAATTGTGTGTAAAGATTAATATCAGGTATAATTTTTTTATCTACTATAACGCTATTGTAACTTATTAATGTTACATAGTTATCGCTAGTAATAGCAATAGTATTACCTACAGGGTCTAATTTATTAACATATTTTATTGTCGTATTGCCTAATGATATGCTATCTAATAATTTTAAATCAGTGTTATAGCAGAATATTGTATTTTTGTTGTAACTTACAACAAAGGGTGTTACGTGTTGGTAGTTAAAAACACCTAAACCGTAATTGTTATAATTACCAAATATCTGATAACCTAACGGTTTGCTCCAGTCATTAGCATATAAATCAAAATTAATTGTAAAGTTATTAAAATCTTTAATTGCTGTAAATTGTGTGCTATCTAAAAATTTTGAATAGTAAGTAGGGCCAAGCACTATTTCATTAGATAAATTATCGTAAGGCTGATTTAAATAATCGTAAACAGTTGTGAAATATTTTTGAACAACATTTGCAGATAACGAATCGATCAACTGTATAATGTTCTTTTCACCTAAATGTTGTATTGCATATTGTATACCAGGTTCGAACGTTAAATTGCTCAAAACATCATAAACAGGGTAATTGCTATTTACATTGTTTGCTGTTGAAACTTGTGTGAAATTAGTTGTGTAATTACTATTGATTGTAAACGATAATGCATCTACACCTGAAACCACTGAAGGGTTATAATATCTATCTACCCATACTGGTTCTGCAGATAATGAATTACCCCCTTTTAACCAACTACATAAATATGCACCAGTTGTTTCGGAATTATTTGTATTGAAAGGTATAGAAAAATATTCAAGTGTTTTGTGTTTGAAGACTTTATCTGAATTAATAGGTGTATCACCTGCTATACAACCCGAATTAACTAATGAAGAATCGTTTATATTAAGCTTTATAATTGGAAATGATTCATATGGGAAATAAAAGAATGTTATATTATCACTCTTAACAAGTAATTGAGTGGTTGTTGCACTATAGGTGTTATTAAAATCAGGTGAACCTCTTAACTGGTTTGTTCCAGTATTAAGTGATGTATAATCTCGTTGTATAACACCATCAACATTTTGGTTGATTATATTACCTCTACTTAAACTGTTTTTATCGTCTTTATCGTTTTTGAGAGGTAAAATATTTACAGGTATAGTATTATTATCCACCTTCTCGTTAGTGAAATTAAGGATATAGTTGAGCTTTACATTATCTACACTTCTATCGTTATTAACATTTAAGTTATCTAAATCAATTATTTGAGTATATGAGTACCAATCACTTGGTAATATAGGATTGTAATTATTATAACTGCGAGTTTTAAGTGCGCATGATGTATTAAATATATCACTACCTGATATAAAACCTGTCAAGGTTAACCAATTATTTGTTGTATCATAACTAACGTACTTTTGCTCACCATTAACTAATTTATAGAGAACAAGTTGGTTTTTAACTGTATCGTACAAATAATTAAAAATATTAACTTCATCATTTTGATATTCATATACCATTAAAAATTCACTGCTACCGGTGTTGCATTGAAAATATGATAAATAGTAATTTATACCGCTAATAGATTGTGTTATAGTGCATCTATCACTATCTAAAAGATTAACAGTGTAGTATTGATACTCATAATCAGTATCATATGTATCAAAACCTATTGTATAGGCAACCGTATTTAATTGTGGTGTAAAATTAGTTTGTACTGTGAGCGATTTAGGTAAAATTTCACCACTTGTATATAAACCTAGATATGTTAAAAATGATTTAGGATATACATCGATAGGTAATTCAATTTTAACTTTATCACCAACATTTGTTTTATTGGTTAGTACAAAATTGCTATAATAGTTATTTGAAGTATCTTTAGCACCAGATAAAAAATCTACTATTGACACGTTAATACCCTCGTAGCTGATATAGTTTTGTGTTTCTATATCAATACTAGGGTCGTAACTATAATTAGCACTTACACCGTTAAAATAGGTGTTAGATAATGTTAAAACATCCATCTACAATATTTATTCAAGACTCCTTGCGAGCATTACCATCATAATGGTCAAATCTATGATGTGTTATTGGAGATGCTAACAATAACCCACTGTTTATAACACCTTTTTTAGTTTGTTGGTATATATAAGACATCCATGTTTGCTCGAAAGGGTGATCCCATTTATCAGTTAAAAACATTTTTCTATTACCTTCTTTTGATACTAATTGTGGCCAATTGCAATAGTATATTTCTCCATCCACATACGGTAACCCTTCCATACAATAAATATGTTTAAATTTAGTTTTAGGAGCATATGGGTCTAAACCTTGTGCGGGTAAATATGGTTTTTCCGGAAAATTTTCAATTCGGTACTCACCTGGTACATTATACCATGCCCATTGAGTTTTATTATCACCGTAAAATTCAGTAAAACAAAACTTTAAAAAGTCGTAACCGTGTGTTTCACATATTTTATGCACTTTATCGTAAAGATTAGGTATATAAGTTTGAAAACCATTTGCACACGACCCTAAAGATGAATTGTTCAAATTCATATCATCTTCGAGGAAAATACAATAATCAGCATCTGATGCATCAAAGTGCTCAGCTATGAATTGTCTACCACCACAAATACCTAAATTATCCTTTTTAATATGTTCGAAATTATACTCTTTACAAATTTCAACGTACTCTGCTGTTGTATTCAAATTGGTAGAATTATCTAATACGTATCTTCTGCTATGTGTAAAGAATCCAGGTTCTTTACTATATGTTTCACAAAGACGTCTAAATTGTTTTGGAGAGTTGAAAGTAATGACATATAAATTAGTTTTAAGTTCATTTACCGGTCTAACCCTGCGGTTACCTATTAACTTAACTTGATTGTTTTTTAAATTTTCAAAAAATGTTCCAATTAAACCGTCATCATCAATCATTGCACGATCAACTAATTCTGGGTATTTATGTGCAATAATTGTAAAAATACTCTCTTCTGTACCCATTAAACCCTTACTTAATGAATCGCTCAGTAATGAGTAATAAATTTCGTTAACTTGTTTAATAAAATTTTTATTACCACCAAAAACCCCACCTCTACATACATATGATATTTTATCGCAATTTGCATAATCACGCATAGCACTTTCCGGGAAACCATGTATTTCGTAGTTTGAATACGGGAATGCTATATATAAAAACTTTTGTAGAAGAGTTTCTATTTTATCTAAAACTTTATCATGCGTAAAATAACCGGGATGTACAGTATTTGTAATACCTGCATCTAACCACAAATAATAATCTGTTTCAAAACTATTGTAAACTGCAGCATCATTGAGTAAAAACAATTTAGACATTACAATAGGGTTGTACATGTCGAGATTAGCTTGTGTACTCTCTTCCAACCACGAAGCAATTTTTCTCCATTCTGGATTATTTCTAATTTCTTGAACCCTATTATAAAATGCAAACCAAGTTTTTAACTCTTCAACTTCTTTAACAAATACTCTAGTTGTTACGCTTGGTCTTCTAGCTTCAATATATGGGACCAACTTTGCTTCTGTAAAAATAATCATTGGTTCCTCAATACGTAATAACTCGTCAAATTTTTCTAAATACGTCTCAAATGATCTTTTAAAAGTACCACTACATGTATCACGTTTAATATCCCACAACCCAGTTACTATTGTAACGTTCTTCTTCTTAGGTAATTCGGTTACAATATATTCATTAGTATCAATATCATCATCTACATTTTGAGGTATATAGACTGTCTTATACACACATTGTGCTATTTCACTCCAACGTTTATTTTTACGTAAAAAATCAATATGATCGTTACAAACAGCTAACATATCCTGATTTTCAAACTTGTTAGCTGAATAATTATTATCTTCAAACAGTTTAAATAAAGCATTAAGTTCTTCTTCAGGTAAGTTGCTTATTTCAACCTTGAAAATTTTAGGTCTATACTTATCAAATTGAAATTTAGATAATATCTTATAATCGTAGCCTTCAGTATCGCATTGCACATAGTCAATACGTTCAATATTAAACTGACTACAAAGTTTATCTATAGTTGTAACTTTAATAGATGTTAAAACCCCATATTTATCTAATATTTGTTTTGTTATTGGATCTGTTTCAAATCCGTTTTTTGGTGGGTATATACAACTCATACCCTTAATTGCAGGGTCTAAGTTATTTGTTTCAATTACAGCATTAGGTATATAGACAAACTCCACTTCACCGTCTTTATCGCTTAAACCAAATTCAGCAATTTCCGCACGGTTTAAACTTATTTGTGTCTTATATGTTTTCTTTAAAGACTCAATATGATCTGGTAATGGTTCAACCAATAAGGTTTTCCAACCATATCCTATTGTATAACCTGAAAGAGTGTCGTTTTCAATACCATCATTAGCACCAATTATTAAGGTAAATATATCATTACCATGTATTTTAAATGTGTTGCGTAACGATACGTCAAATAATCTATGTAATTGTAACGGGGTGAATATATGTTTCATATTATGGTAAATTAATTTCTACAGGGCCAATCTTATTACACCAACCGGTATCTTTTCTATGTGGCCAAACAGTCCAGCTTATCGGTCTCTTGTCTGAGCAAAATTTTAAAAAGAAACTACAATTAGGTTTTGCAAGTTCTTCGTGTAATCTAAAACCTGTTAAATCATCTCTAAACACCTCTTCCCCATTTTCATCATGAGCACCTACATACCAAAAATCATAAAGATTATTATCATCTAATGCTACAGATTTACCATCAACCCAAATATCTACGCACCAGTTTCTACCTAATGCTTTGTAATAATCTTCTTTTGTTGGGTATAAGTTAGGGTTATCTTTCCAATTTGGAGTGGGTGCTTCAAGTTTTTCGGGCCATGTATATGGGTGTACTTTACGTTCATTAAACTTTAACCCTGCGTATAACTCATAATCTTCTAATGACCGTATTGATCCAAAAAAGTATTTTTCAAAATTAATATCACGCTCTTCACCATCCATTCCAAATAATTTACGGTTACGTAAATGGCTACGGTCATTAGCGTTTAACCAGTTTTCTTCAAATTTTCTCTTATCTATATCTGTATCTTCCCAGTGTTTGGGTCTACCTTTTCTTGTGTATTCATGCCATGCTATAACTTTATGTGGGTGAAATAAATCGTACCCCCATGTATAAGCACGAGCTGCAATACTTATTTCTTCACCGTGAAAATAGTAATTTGGATCATGTTGAACTTCTTTACAAAAAGAACCTAATGTAAATGTACAATGTGCACTATAAAATCTAGCACGCATTGGCTCCACACGTGTTTGATAGTCTGGGATTGTTGCAGGTAAAAAGAAAATAGCTCCTTCAGGTATAAATCTATCAAACTCCATGAACCAAGGGTCTGGTTGTCGTGCAGCTGGGTCATTGTCGGGATCAAAAGAAGAAGTGTATGCGGTCAATAAAGGTTTTTCATACCCCATATTTTGCAATTGTTTAACCATATCAATTGCAATAGTGTCCCAACCTTTATTGAATCTCATATGAGAATCTATTTGAAAAGTATACTTTTCATCTTTATAGTGTTGTTGAACTAAATTTCTAGCC